GCTTCAGCACTTGAGATGAAAACTGTGTCTCCCAGTGCGAATGTAATAGATGTTTCACCAAAGTCCGACACATTGTGTCCTGGACAACTACCAAACGTCACGATGTTGCCCGTGGCAGTGTTGGCTATGTCTGATTCAGCGATACCGAACGCCGGCATGGTGCTGGCACTGTTGGCCCTGGCCAATGCTACCTCTGGTGTGTTTCCACTCAATCCTGAGATGTACACTGCCTCACCTTTTGAAATGTCCTCTGTGGCTTTTGCCTGGAACACAGTTGCTCCTCTGAGAGCACCTATGAATGTTGTGGCAGTGGCGTCACCACCCACAGTCAAATCAGATGCTGTTTCAATGTTACCTGTGACCAATAGATTTTCTTTTATGGTTACCTGTGTTGAATCTGCGGAACTGATCTCTGTGCCTTTGATCTGTATTGCTTCTATATCCACTGAACCTGTACCTCCAGCGTTCAAACTTAGGTCTGCATTGCTGGGTGCTGAAATAGTTGAACCAGAGATGGTCAAATCACCTGTGGCAGTGTTGTCCACATAGTCTTTGACTGCGGCAGTTGTGGGAAATGATGTGTCGTTGTCACTACTGTTAAGTCCTTCTGCTTCTGTGACAACTGCGGATGCTTTGAAATTGTCCACTTCAAGATTTGAAACTGTGGTTGAATCAGCATCAATTGATGTCACAGTGACATTGCCAGTGATAGATCCTGTGACAGTGATATTGCCATCCACAATGACATTTTCATTTAGATTTATTGCTGTGCTGTCACTACTGCTGATGCTGGTGCCGTTGAAACTGAGTGCTTCAATGTTGACTCCGCCTGTGCCGTTGCCGGTGATGTCAATGGAAGCATTTGTGGCCAAACTGGTTATGCTGTCATCAGTGATTTGCAGTTGATCAAGTTCAATGACACCTGTGCCATTGGGTTGAATTACCACATTGCCGTTGGTTGTGCCACTGGTTAGGTATCCTGCTGTGCCTGTGATACTGCTGTACACTTCAGAGAAATTGTCATTAATTTTGGCCATGGCAACTCGTAAAGAGTCACCGGTGTTGGGATTGCCTGCTGTTCCTAAATCTATGTTGAGTCTAGCCATACTAATACCTATTTATTTTAACCTCTTCTCCTAATTCTTGTGCGTGGATAGATGTTGCCTGTGGTGGGTTTTGTGATACCATATGTGTTGTGTGCCATGTTACCACTGGTATTTCTGTGATTCTGCCAATACACAATTCTGTCAATGTCAGAACCGTCTACGCTTACTCTTGTGTTGGAATCTACATTAATTGCTTCTGCTGTGTCCTGCATTAGTCCTGTAACAGCATTGTCTCTCAACCAAGTTCGTGCCTGTGCGTGTGTAAGATTAGGATATACCTCAGCCAAACAAGCCAGCATACCTGCTATAAAAGGTGAAGCATAACTTGTGCCATTTTGCACACCCATTGTATCCCATTTTGGTGTGTTGCTTAACTGTCCGTAATAAGGATTACCATAGGTAATATCGTCTTTCATCATAGCACCCATTACAGTCTCTCCTGCGGCATATACATCTATGCCCGGTCCCCAGTTGCTGAAGTCTGCTTTACCTTCATCTGTATCATTGCTTAGAGCGCCTACGTTTATTGCTCCGTTAAATGAGAAGGTATCGCCACGCATGTAATAATCTCTAAATGGATAGTAGCCATTGAACAAATAATCTTTGTTCGCATATGCGGCGCCAGTAACCAAGTAGTTGTCATAGTTGTCGCCACCTGATACATCAGTGTATCTGTTGTTGTTGCCAGCCGAACTGACCACAATAACGCCTTCTGCTATGGCATCTACTAGATCACTGTCAGGTGAAGGACTGTTTACTTGGAAGTTGGTGTTGCTTGTGAACGTAGTCCACGATTTACCAGTATTTTTATAAACCCCACGATTCAACAGTTCAGCGTCAGTGAGGAAGGTACTGCCGTTGCCTTTGTCTAATGTTACGCCTTGGAAGTGTGCTACACTGGCACCTGAATAAGTATTGATCGTGCCCAAACTCACATTCACAATGGTAGGATTTTTTCTACCTGTTGCTGGGTTGATTGATTTAGTTCTGTGGAATTCTCTAATGTAGGCGAAAGCTCTGCTAGTGCTATCGCCACCTGATTTACTTCTCTCGTAGGTTAGGTCTAACATATACACATTGGCATCTTTGGCAAGTCCAAATCTTTCACCTGCCGCATATGAGGCCACTGCCGTTGGATGGTTATGTTCTGCACTAAAGTTATCACGAGCATCTGCGTTGCTGTAGGTGTAGTTTGTGCCACCTGTGATTGTGTTGTAGTGTTGTCCCCAATTATAATCTACTAATCTGCTTGAATATTCTGCGTGATCACTTAATGTGTCGTTTTCTACAATGACGATATCTACATTCTTGCCACTTGCTGAATATGTTACACTGGTATCAACACGCCTGCCAGACGAACTTCCAGCATCGTTGCCCCAACCTGATCTGTTGGTGCTTTCAATGTGTCTCAGTATTCCCCAAGCGTAGTGATCATTATTAGTGTATGTTACTCTAGTATCACCATTGGCGTTTGTAAATGTTGAACCAGTTGGACTTGTGCTTTTGGTAAATCTACCGTTGTATGTAGCATCGTTAACCACAGTCTGTCTATCCAACACACTCTGTGGAACAACAACTTCTACTCTGTCATCATAACTTACTTCTTGTGCTTCTTCTAAGGTAAGCATATAGCCTGTGGTTCTTGAAGTTGGTCGTCTTGCTTCGCACTCTATTTTACGATCTGGAATGTGTAGAGCACCACCTGGTGTCTCCATGTCGTCGTAAAATGCTTGAATGTCTACACCACGTTTGACTGTGACTTGAAACACGTAACGTTTAGTTTTTTTCCTGTCACGTTTAAACGGCTTCATGTTATGACTCTAGTTGATTTAAGTGAAGTGTGACTGTGATTGTGGTTGATGCTGAGTCACCAATTTTGTTCGTGACCTTTATTGGAATGTTTGTGGTCACAGTTGAATCATCGTTGAATCCAATTGCTCCTGGTGAAATCAAAACTGTTTCTGCACCAGTTGTTATGACTTCTGCAATTACTCCTGCGTCAGCGGTAGGATCAGTGCCTTCTGCTCTAGTGGCATCTGCATCTCTGGCTTGATCGCTGACATAAACACGAACACGTGCCGCATGTGAAGTCTGCACTTTGTAGAGAGCATAACCTATGTAACCTGTTATATCTATGTCTGTGGTACTACCGTCTTGTATGGCCGCGGATCCTGCCTTTGTTGCTCTAGACTGTAAACCTGCACCGGCTGTGGAAGAAACTGTGATAGTGCCATCTGAGTTTGCACTGGTTGTTATTCCAGTGCCACCTTGAATGTATAAAGATCCGCCACTGGTAACATTTACACCTGCAGAATCATCTGCTGAAAATGTTATGCCGTCATTTACACTTGTGAAACTTAAATTTCCTGCGCCATCTGTGGTCAACACTTGACCATTGGTTCCGTCGGAAGTGGGAAAAGTCAAACCCTGTATGCTGACAGATCCAGTGCCATTCCCTGTTATAGCAACATTGCCATTGGTCACCAATGAAGTGATACTGTCACTGTTGATCTGCAGTTGATCAACTTCAACAATACCTGTGCCATTGGGTTGAATTTTTACATCGCCATTTGTGGTGTTGTTAGTCAGTAATCCGTTTAATCCTGCACCAGCCAAATCATCATATATTTCAATAAAATTTGAATTGATTTTGCCCATTGCAACTCGTAAAGAGTCACCGGTGTTGGGATTTCCTGCTGTTCCTGTGTCTATTGATAATCTTGTCATATTAATTTGTACTGATATTTATTAAATATTTCTGGAGCAACAATGTTCGTAGAAACACTCAAAACACTCCGACTTTATGAACGCCAAAGCAAACTTGGCATATATCATTCCTTCAAACGAAAAAGCACCATATATGTTTTCAAATGTGATTGCTGTGGTGTAATTTTCCTTCGTGCTAGAGCCAAAATAGATCCTGTAAGAGCCACCAACGACTACAA